CTATTAATCGTCAGCAGAAAAGGCGTTATACCTTTATGCTCAAGCAAAAACTGATAGATAGCCTCAATCTCAGCTAGCTTAGCGGTCTTTGCTACTGACCATGCTGTTCGCGTGTTATTAATACCAAAGCTAGACACCTGCTCATAACCATCGCCAAATTGCGTAACAGTAGTTGTAAGCTCGGTGTCTTGTGTCGCCCCTGCATTAACATCCCAAGTAAAGATTTTAAGTGTCACCTAGCAATCCCCCTTGACGTTTCTCTTTGCGCAGTGCTTCAGACACGGATTTTTTAACTAAATCAGAAACGGTTTTATTTACCTCATGATTATCAGTGTCGGAACCGGTATTTATTACAATACTAAAACCTTCCGCTTTTATACTTAACTTAGCCATACAACATGCCCCCTTGACGTTGTTCTTTGCGCATAACGTCCATGACGACTGCTTTAATGCCGTTAGCCATGTCACGACCCATGCGGTCATTATCACCTGATACGTTATTATTACCTTTAGCATCTACTGCGACATTGATGTTGACGTTATTACCGCCAACGCCTTTGCCACTGCGTAACGCTTCAAGATTCCCAACCCCAATCTCACGAGTGGATTTAGCGTCAAAGACATACTCTTGACCATGCACTGCACCTGCTACATCGTTCACGCCCATGCTGCCTGTGTAACCGCCTGACCTGAAGCCTTGAGGCATAATCCCTGCTACTGCTGACGCTATGCCAGCCGTACCTGCCACAGTCGAAGCAACTGCACCTAAGTTGTATGGAAATGCAGCTGACGACCACGCTTTAGAAATCGCCTCTTCATTTTCTAGCAGCACGCTTGCTAGCGTGTAACTTTTTTCCATAGCAAATAATGCCTTGTATAATCCTGCTTGCTCACCTAAGAACGTTTTTGATAGCCCTGCTAGGTTGCCAAATAGTACCTCGCCTTGCGTTAGCATCAAGTCACGCTTAGCGTCCATGTATGATTGCTCAACAGCATTCCTTTCTGCTGAGTGAACACCCACTAGGTGAGTCCACTGACTCTCATAGGCATCAATTGTTTCGAGTTGAGCTTCATAATCAGCTCGCAACTTTTCTGATGGATTGACTGGATTCAGCTGGTTCGATATATCAGTCATGGCATCGTTTAATGGCCTACGAGCCTGACTGCTTTCTAGTCGCTTCTGTTCGGGAGAAAGGTTACTGTTGTCTATCTTAGATAGTGCAATATCTTGTGCTTTTTTTAGATATTCACCTGAACCCATGCTGTCTTCTCTAAGCTCAAGCAATCTCTGCTTTTTTTCTAACTTACGAAGCGTGTCCTCCTGCGCGTACTGCTCAAGAGATTTTTCTAATCGATAGGCTGCAATCTCATCAACCATCCTTATTTCACTAGCAATTCTTGCGTCCCAATCTGCCTGCCATAACTGCCTGTCAGTCTTGTTGAAACTATCTATCTCGTTGCGCTGCTTTTGAAGCGATAACTCTAGCTGCTCCTCTTTGTACTTAAACTCCTTGTCGATAGCCCTTAATTCGTACTCAAGAAGATCCTTGTTCTCTGCTTTTCTTAATTCAGTATCATGAGTTGCATTAAATATTTCATCTTCGCGAGCCTGATCAAGCATACCTCTTTCGGTTTTCTGATAAGCCTCGCGAGCCGTAACTTTTCGATTCAGACCTTCTACGTAAATTTCCAAATCGTTTGTTGCATCAGCTTCGGCTTGATCCATTAAGGTCTTTTTCTTAACATCATCAAAACCTGAAGCTTCAATATCCACAAGTTTTTCTTGCAAATCTAGCGCAATTTTCTGACGTTTAGTGCCATACTCTAAATCCAATCTCTCTTGTAGCTTAAGCATCTCCTCCCGCTTTTTAACGGCAAGCGATAAAGCGTTATCAGAATCTTTTTGGGCTTTACTATTGGCCTTTGACATTAATCCATCTACAAGCTTGTTGCCTGTACTAGAACCCTTATCAACACCTTCAACGGCAGCCATTTGATGAAGTAGGTCTATTTTTACGCCATCGGCAAAGTTAATGGATGATACATATCCGCCACCTTTAGAGTCAAACCAAGTTCTGACGCTATCGACTGCCACGTTTGTGGTAATAGGCGTGTTCTTATTTACGCCAAAATCAGTCCCCTTATGGTTAGTGGACGCACCCTTAATTCCTGTGTTTCTTTTTCCGTAGCTTGAAGTTTCTCCGTAAGATTGGATGCTTCGACCATTAGCCTGAAACCTACTCAAGTCAGACTCGGTTACAGCCCTGCTTTTGTCTCGGTATTGAATGTGCAAGTGAGCATTACCTACGCCTGTGTCTCCGCTAACACCGACAAGCCTATCAACCAAGCCTTTGTTAAGTGATTTTCCGGTCTTTTCTTGCTCTTTAGCTAGTTTTTTAGCTGTCGCTGCTGCCGCTGACGCTGCATTTTTCGCTACTTTGTCAGTGTATTCTTCAAGAGCTGATTGACTGATTGGTGAAGTATTTACATTTGGTTTTAGATAGTCAGGCAGAGAGGCAATTTTCTTTGCAAGTACAGTATTTTTTCCTATAACCAAGGCGTTAGAAAAGTCAAATCCTCTAGTAGTTTTATTTCCGAAACCCTTATCAAATGGCGTTTCCGTAACTCCAGATCTTTTATTCAAACTTCTAGCGTAATCCCTTATCCCGTCTTGGCCACTAGAAAAACCATCGTTGTAAACGCTTAAGAAGTTCGTGTCTTTGTTGGCATAAGGTACTTCAGCACGGCTATTGTCTTCACCGCCAAAGAACCCTTTAGCTCTTTGACCTGCGTTGTATATGCCGTTTCCTAAGTTCTCAAGCAAAGAGTTGGTGTTTAAAATATAGTTGTCTATAACAGTAAGTGTGCTTGTGAATATGTTAGTAACAGCGAGTAAGGCCGTAGATAAGCCTTGAACCACTCCAGCAAATCCTTTTTCAGTTTGGCTATAAAACCCAAGAAAGTTTTTGCTATTTTTTTCATTTGCGTCAGCCACAGATTTTACAGTTAATCCCATCGCAACGGCAACGGTATCACTGAAGTCCATCCACCATGATTCGCCATCTTTGAGCATGACACCCATAGCGTCAAAGAAGTCGCCCATTATAATGCCACTAATGGTCAGGACTTCGTTGGTGCCAAAGATGGCACTGTTTACAGCAAGAAACCCTGCTGCAACTAAGACAAGCGGGTTTAATCCTGCAACAAAATTAAATACCGCCATGGCTTTTGTGGCAGTTGCTAGGTGGGCAATTATTCCTAAAAGCCCTACAGAAACGGCTGCCATTCCGACTTTTGCAATGGTGTCAAAGTTGTTAGAGATACCCATAAGCAAACCTGATATTTTATCACTGACACCACCAGTTTTATTCATCATCTCATCGGTATATTCTTTGAATTTGTTTTTGGCAACTATGAAAGCCTGACCCATAGTTAGGGGCATTTTCTTGGCTAGCTCTTCTAGTGCGTCCACATTTTTTGTCACTGCGTTATACATAATATCAGCAGTAATTTTACCTTCCTCTGATAATGTCTTTAGTTCGCCTCGCAATACACCCATCTCTTTAGCAACAAGGTCGAGTAGTACGGGTGCGTTTTCTGACACTGAGCGAAACTCATCGCCCATGATAACGCCAGCACCCATCGCCTGACCAAGCTGTAGAATGGCTGAGGCATTCTCGCCTGCTGACCGACCACCAGTACGCATAGCAAGTGAAACTGCTTCAGTGAATTTAAGCGAGTCAGCTTGTGATTTTCCTAAGTTTGTTAAAGCGCGAACTGACTTTTGATAAAGACCAATCGTAGCGCCAATATCAGCGTAGTTTTCATTGGCGACCTTCATCACCTCTTTTTTCATGCCAACGTATTCACGCTCGGTTGCTGTCACAAGTCGTATTTGATTGTTAAGGTTTTGCATGTCGGCTGCGACTTTCACAAAACCAAGACCAGCAAAGAGAGCTAGTCCACTGTTCATTAGTGTATATAGCTTGCTCATAGATGTGTACAAGGTAGTAGAGCTTCGCGTTGCGCGGTTCATAGCACCTGACAGTCTATCAGTGTTTGCTGCTGTGCGAGCTGCTTGGGCTGCTGCACGTTGAGCTGCACCCGCTAGTCGGTTCTGAGCACTTGCGGCTCTTGTTGAGTTTCTAGATACGTCCGCTAGGTTACGGTTAAGGTTAGACATGCGCGGTGCGAGTCTATTCACACCGCTGGTAACTAGAGTATAAGAGCGAGACTGCATGTCGTTCGCACCTGATAATCTACGACCTGCTGCTGTGGCTGCGTTCAGTTGTCTTGTGAACTCTGCTAGCTGTGCTTTTGCTCGGCCTGTGTCAACGACAACCGATAGTCTACTTGTCTCATTCATCGCGCAACCTCTTAATTGTCATTGATATTCAGGCAATAAAAAACCCACTGCGAGAGTGGGTTTTGTTTGTTTCGTTGGGTTAGGAGTTAGTAATCACCATCTAAGCACTTAGCAAAGTATTCCATAGCGAAACTGTGCTCAGCCTCTATGCGGAAACTCTCGCTTATGAACTGATGTCTAGAGTAAGCATCGTCAATCATGTTCTTTAGCTTTCTGCTGTCAGTCATATTAATAACAACGTCATAGTCGTCTCCCATCTGACGTAAACTCATGGTTGCTTTGGCTGCATCTGCCACTGATACGCACAAACTGTAACTGGCCTGAGCAGGAATGGACAGAGCAAGAAGCAAGGGTAGGGCTAGTAATTTTTTCATAGCTCTGCTCCTGTCATTACATCGCCATTCTGTGGTTGGCTAGGTCTTGGTCGCTCCTCACCTTTATCATCGTAAAACACCATAGCCATAACTAAAGCATCTCGCCCCATCTCTATCGCGTCATAGAGGTTATAGCCTTGTGTTATAACTTCGGGCACGTCACGGAAAGTAACGACAAAGCCATTGCCTGTATCGCAGGTATCAAAACATTCTTCAAATTGCGCTGGGTAATAAATCATGTTGTACTCACTTATCGGTTGTTTGATATGCAAGTATATATATATATTATTAACCTTTGTCACTATTATTTCGTTGTTCTGATAGAAATTCATCATCAAGGGCAAATACACAAGGGTCAAGAATATCTCTATCAACAAAAACTGGGTGGGCGGTAATAACGTCTGTAATGCCCTTCACACTTATAGGCAAGGGCATTACAGCCATTCCGCTAATGTAGCTCCTACCACGACTGGCATAGTAGAAGCAAGTTATAATTGCACGAGTAAGATAATCAGTAGGTGGCTCGACAGGTATGTCTAAACCCAAATGAGTCCTTACTTCTACTTCGAAGTCGCTGATGCTTTCGTAGTCTTTTTCCCACGAGTAGCGGTCGGTGGCTTTTTTTTAGTAGCAGACAAGCTCTTTGCGTTAGTAATTGCAACTTCTGCTGCACTATCCAAGCACCACTGCACGAACGGCATGGGCTGCTCGATGTTGGCGATTAGCAAGATGAAGTTGTCTGCACTAACCTCTAACTTATCACCGTTTTCATCATTCACCAGCCAATCAGCCACCAAAAACTTGCCGATTGCTTTCACAAGCAGCTCGTCAGTGGTTTTCTCACCATCGCCAATCTCGTCCAAAAAGCTATCGTCAAGCTTACGCTCACGGATAGCTTCGTTGTCTGAACGCTCGCGGCTCATAAGCATGTTATATGCTTTTTGAAACTGTGGGTTATTGAACGACTTTAACGTCATTGTGATACCCGTATCTTCATGGGTATATTCGCCAGTCTTGTTATCCAAGTCGTCAAGGTTAATCTTTTTAACTACGAAAGTCATGTCTTTTCTACCTTATGCCGTAATGAGTTTAATTGTTGGTGCATCGGCTGGTACATCAGCATAGACCGTATAGGTTAGCGACGCTTCAAGCTTCTCTTTACTGCCTGCTGGAATATCACCACTAATCTGAGCTTTTGGAATGGTCAGCACATAGGTGTCACCATCAGGGAACTTAACAGTAGTCTCGATAGCAATCGGTGCGCCTGTTAGCTGCTTGTCTAGAATTGCCTGAGTTCTTTGACTATAAGCCAAAGTTAGCGAACCTGACATGTCAGCCATCATTTCTAGGAAACTAGAGCCATAAAGGCCTGCACCTAAACAATTCTGACGTTCGATGTTGTTAGTCAACTCAAAGCTGAACGCTGTCACGCATGATACGCCCTGCGTTGTAATACCATCAATCTGAATGTCGCTAACGCTCAAGCTTGTGGCTTTAGGCGATGTAATGGCTGCTTCGGGCGATGGAGCAGACGCCACTAATGATGCCTCATAACCACTACCCATAAAGCCAAAGGTCATGCCGATAAAACCAGAGTCAGGAATGTCTAAGCTAAAGCTATTGACGCGCATACCTGACCAGTAGTGATACTGAGTAATGTCTTTATGATTTTTTTCCATCGCAAACAAGGAAACCACATCACCACCAAAGGTAATGGTATCTGTTCCGAGAGGGGCGTCAACAACCCAAGTATTGCCTGCTGCTGCTGCGATTAGGTCATCATAAGTAACTTTAATCATCTCAACTTCAACATCGCCCTCAGCGCTGGCGCTAGTCACCATACCTGCCGTGCGGATTCGACTATCAGCGATTGTTTCACTGTCAGTCATTTCAACCGTATTATTTAAACTATCTGATACGCGAGGTAAAACTTTCCAACCTGTTAGCGGTACGGTTTCTACATCGGTTTGCGGGACATACGATAGTACGACTTTAGTGCCTCTCGACATGGGTTTTCTCCAATAGTTACATTAAAAAGCCACTCAATCGAGGGCGGTGGGTTTGTGCTTAATTATCATCATAAGTGTAAGGTATATAAACTGTGGACAGATAGTAACTATCCGATGTTCGGGTGTTGATAGTACGAGCCGCATCAAGCCAAAGACTACCAACCTGATAGAAGCTAAAGTAATCTTCAAGGCTATCGGTTAGTCGGTTGATGCTTGCTGTGCCAGCACCTGTGTGCTCAAAAACTTCTATTGTCACGACACCTGTTCTGCGAGTGCAAGGGTCATCACCTATAGAGGCGACCTTTCTTAGTACGTGAGTGATGTATATCTGCGCCCACTGACCTGTAGATGGCACGTTAGGGTCTTTTCTGTTCTCATATCCCTTACGGTCAGGACTAAGACCATCAAAAGATGCAAAGCGACCCTCTATGGATTTTCGTATAAATTCTTTACTCATATCGTTAGCCTTTATACCATTGAGCGACACCTAAGAAAGCTGGTCTATACACACCCATAGGTGCTTGTGCTGACTTCGCGCCCTCTAGTTCATTACCGTAAGGCGTGGCGTTAGTAAACCACACGTCATGTAGCTTGGTCGTTGGGAGGGCTGCAATAGATGCCATACCTTCTGCCTCAGAACCTCTCTCGCCTAGTAATTTAAACTCACTGTGAGACCAGTTAGGTACGTCCATGCTGACATTGTGGTTGCTGACATATTGAGTAGTATCAATGGGAGATAAGTCAACCAAGCTGCCTATCATGTCACGACCAATTTTTTTCACATGATTGACAGCAACTTTCTCAACCGAAGCTGCAAACAGTGTTGGTGACTTATTCCACATTGATGCCCCTTAGTTGTACGACCCAAGTGGCTGACGCGGGATCACTTGCAACGGTAAGCACGTTGCGTTGCTTTCCGTCTTGCGTGATAACATCATCAATCTGTGGCTTTATAGTTACCTCGGACTGCAAGCAGATAAACTTAATATCATTAATATCAACCTGACTGGCTTGTATTTCAAAATCATTGTAGCTGGATGCGACACCTCGACCTGTGTAGGTCACATTGGTTGCACCAACATACTCTCCAAGCTCAGGGTCATAATAACCCTGACCACCTTTTCGAGTGCCTGTGAACGTACTCACGGTATCTTTTAATGCGCCATCGAAAGCTTTAGATAAGTGCTTAGTTATAAGTTGGTTTATCATAATAATTCTCGCTTGGCTCGTCAGGGTGACCTTCAAATATAATAGCCAATCTATCATCATCATTAATCACACCATACTCCCTTATTTTGGAATTTGGTTTGATTAATAATCCAAACTGTAATCCATAGCTCGTTAAGCTAAACCAACCATTGTGAGCGCCACCTTTATCGCTAAATTCAACTTCAACGGTGTCGGCTTTCACTTTAGTCACAAGCTGCTCTGTGCCACCTTTCGGAAGGCTAAGCAAGTGAGCCGTCATTAAAGCGGTTGCTAGTTCTAGCTTATTGTCATCTATGTCATACATATTAATGAATAGACCAGCATCGCTTAATGCTTGTTGACTCTCAATGTCATTTATGAATGACGGATAACGCTGTTTAAACGATGCTAAGTCCATGACTTTTACTCACTTATTTTTTAGTGGTTTCTTTCTTTGGTGCTTCTTTCTCGACACGTACAGCGCCCGACTCAAGTAATTCAGTGTACTGCTCTTTTTCAAGACCAACCACTTCTTGATTGGGTAGAAATGAACCTACCGAACCGACTGCAATATATTTATCAGCCATTATTATTCTCCTCATAAATTAGCAGTCAAGCCTTTAATCCTGACCGCCACATTTGGTTATGCAATAAATGCGTTACCACCAGAAACACCGTTAACGTTGCTTGGAACGATAAGCGGGCTTGACTCAGTGATCATCTTGATGGTGCTAGGGTCTTTTTCAACAACTTGATAGTCGAAGAACTCAAGAGCCTGACCATAAGCGTCTAAATGCTTAATTTCACACTGAGCTTGATAGCCCTGCATATCGGAAACCAAGTAGAAGCCTTTGGCGTTAATATAACGAGCAGGAACACCATTCAAGCGATGCGTCAAGTCATAGGTATAGAACTGAATACCAGCAACTTCACCGCGATACTGTGGCATATCAGGACGGCTTAACTGTGGAGCAAATGCACTTGGCGCATTAGCACCTAACGGCTCACGGAAACGCTCTTTGTATTCGTCTGTCTTAGCAAAGGCATTGAACACAGCACTTGACATGATAGCCATTTGAGCTGCTGAACCACCTTTCTCAATAAGCAAGTCATTCATGGTTTCAATGTCAGTAATAGGTTTGGCGGTTGCCGTGTTGTTCCACTTGACAGTAGGCGTATAATCTAGAGCAGAATCACGACCAAAATCAATTAGGTATGATGGATAATCATCACCAACACAAACTGTCTTACCAGTAGTAAGAATGTCAGTTGCCATCAAGATTTTACGATTGACGATAGACTGGCGCAAGTTATTAAACGTGCCAATCTGTGCCACACGTAATTGCTCTTGTTTTGACAACATACCGTTAGTAGTCGTGATGATACCTGCTTCACGCAAGGTTACTAGCAAGGCGGTATCGAAAACGCTATCGGGAGTTACTGAGCCAGCAGGTTTTAAGTAAGCTGCTTTTACATACTTACGCTGGAAGTCGCCTTGAGCTACGATTGGCTTACCTTGAGATAAAGGAGATACAAACGGAGCAAGTGGGCTAGAAGTTTCAAGCTCATCTAGTGGCACAGCGTCTTTACCATTGAAAGACACTTTTTTACCAAAGAACGTGTCTAGCAACCATGAATCAACTGGCTTGGTTTTGTTATTGACGATTGCTAGTTGACTTTCATCTAACAACTGTACTTCTTGACCTTGAATATTTACGGTAATACTCATAATTATACTCCTGTGCCAAACGGCATACGTAGTTCTAGTGATGTAGCCGTGTTAGCACGACCTCGTGCTGCTGCTGCATTCGCGGTGGTGACTTTAACACCATTCAATGACGTTTGCAGGACGTTAAACTCGCCCTGAGTATAAATTGGAATTTCAAACCCTGCTGCAATAGCTGCGTCAGCTTGATCGGCAGTAACGTCTTCAACGACAATGGCATTAAACTCTGCAATCGTTAATGGATGGCTTGCTACGTTGGTGGCAGGTGCAATAGCAACTAAATCACCACGCTTATATGCGGTTGCAGCTGTCGGTACGACTGAATCAGTCTGTACGCCATCACCAACTACTAGACCGTCTTCAGCGGTATATGCTACGTCTTGATACATCATAATTATACTCCTGCCCATTTAGCAATATTGGCATCTAGGTTGTCGTTTGTTTGATCGGTTTTACCTTGCGTTGCTTGCTCACCAAAGATAGCCAATGCTGGCTTGGTAGGCTCAACTGCTTTGGCAGGGATAAATGAAGTCGCCATCTTGAAAGACGCAATATCCATTGCTTGCATTTGCGCTGTTTCGTCTGCGGTAAACTCACGACCTGACTTTTCGGCTATTGCCTGAATGTCATCGGTACGTTGAGCAGCTTGAAAGGCTTGAAGTTCAGCATCTTTAGCAGACACCTGTGCTTTCAAATCTTGGTTTTCGGCTAGTGCCTGTTCTAACGTCATGCTGTCCTCCTCGGACATTTGGGAAATTGTGGGTTGACTTGATATATCATCAATCAAACCCTGTGTTAGTGCGTCTTGGGCTGAGAAAGTTCCGCCCTCCCAATCTGCTACTGTTTTTGTGTCAATGCCACGCTGAGTGGCTACGTGGTTGAAGAAGTTTTTGGCTGACTCATCTACTGAGGCTTGCAGTGCTGCACTTTCGTCATCGCTTAGGGCGGTAAAGTCATTAAAAGCACCTTTCCATTTGCCTGAGCGAAATATTGAAAACTTAATGCCACGTTCTTCGTAAGCTTTGGACTGCTCAGCAT